AGTCACATTTACTTGATATGTACACGGCATCAACCTATACTGCAAATACCTTTAAAAATTCATAAAAAATAAACATGACCGCCCATGTGGCCGGATAGTTTCAGGTAGCCTCAGCGCAGGGCGGTCAGGATTTCCGGCAGACGCCACAACACAATGGCGATAAAGAAAATCGAGGCCGCCGTCCACATGGTTTTGCGTAGCTCTTTCGGTGTGAAATTCACTGCTTCCATAAGCACTCCTAGACATCTGAAAGTAAAACGTTTATCATTCATACAGTTTTCAATCTTTCCGCTCAAAGGTTGAATACAGAAACCCCGCAAACCAGCCCAGTTTACGGGGTTTCGCTTTTCAGGCAGCCTGCTCCAGCCGCGCCAAAAATTGCCGGTAGTTACGCAATTCATGCTCCGCGTGCTGGGCGGCGTAGGCATCACCGATGGCTTTAGCATCGGCCAGTGCCGCTTCCTGCTCGGCAATCATGCGGCGCACCCAGTCGGCTGTACTCTCATCTGCCATGCTATGCCTCGCTTTCGCCTTGCTTGCCGGTGGCATCCACCAGCGGCAGCTCGTAGCGGACGGCGGCAGGCTCGGATTTAACGCACTGCTTATCGCGCCAGTAGCTCGGCCACCAAAAGCTCAATTCGGCAGCGTTAAACGGGATGATGCTCACGCGGTTGCCCTGATTACCGCCCAAACCCATCGGGCGGCCTTGCTTGTCTTTGCCCACGATAAAAAACACATGATGGCCGCCGGTACGTTTTTTGACTGCCAGGCAGCCATAGGCCGGCTTGCTCAAGCGGGTAAGGTAGCGTTCATCCGCCCACGCCCCGGCGCGATACCATTGCGGCACCACAAAGCGGCCAGCCTCGCCCAAGCATATACCGGCAAATGTGGAGCACCAAGCAACTTCATCGTTTTTCCACCATGCTTTATCTTCGCCGTTGTAGCCGCCAAACTTCACCAGCCAGCGCAGGATTTCCGGGTTGTGCTGCGGGCCCGGTATCTCACGCAAGCCCAAATAGCCTTTCGCCTTGGCAATCCACGGCAATTCGGTTTGTTTCGTCATTTTTCACACTCCAACAAAAAAGCCCGCGCAATGGCGGGCAGAAACGTAAGTCTTTGATTTTTCCAGCTAGCCTCAAAACGCGCAAAATAGGTGTAAATCCACCTAATTAAAAATATATGCCATTGTTTTAAAATAGTTTAATTTTTGCACTCCAGCTAGCCTCATACCAGTTATAAAGGATTACTTAATAACTGGTTTTCAGGTAGCCTGAAGTAAAAACCGCCGCGTACCCGGATACAGCGGGCAGAGGCGGCGGTCGTCAAAACTATTCCGGCGGCGGCGGTGGCTCGTCATCATCCGCAACCACCACCGGCGGTGCGGCAGGCTGTCGCTGGTAGCCCAGCTTGCCCAGCACCAAATCTAAGATGCCGCCAGCCGTACTGGGAGAGAGCGCGCGCGCCGAATCGAGCAGCACATCACACATCGTGCCGGCCACTATCCCCACCATCAATGCCAAACGCGGCATATCCTTGGGCGTGAGGTCGTCCACCACCGCCAAGGATAAAAATAGCGCCGCGATTAAATCCCCGCACTTGGCCGCCATGCTTTTATCTTTGGCTTTGATGGCTACCCGAAACGAGCCGACAAATGCACCCACCACTGCCAACATTGTTTGGCTGGCAAAAAATCCCGCAAGCAAATCATTCACGATTCCTTCTTTCTAGCCGTCTGCGCGGCCTGCTCGTCCCGTAACGCATCCTGCAAATGTTCACCCATCAGCCATACCGCCAAGCTCCAAATGCCGAAGATGTAGGCCACCACCTGCGCCGACAGCGTGGGCCGCACCCAAAAGCTGGTCGCCAGCAGCAGCCAAATCAGCGGAGTAAGCCGCATCACCCCTACCCCAACCGCATGACTGCGATGGTTGTTGCTCCACACCGACCAAGCCGACAGCAGCGCCAACAGCAACAGCAGCGACACCACAAACCAGCGCGGCAGCTTGGTGAGCCCCGTCCACAGCGGCAGCGAGCCAAAACCGTTCACACCGAATACCCACGCCCAAACCAGCAAAAAGCCGATATTGACGATTTGCAGCGCCCGCGTGCCCGTACCAAATACCCAACGCCGCGCCGAATCCGGCAAAAAGCGCAGATTCCACAACCAAGACAAAGCCGCTTTCGCGTATTGGCAAAAGCGGCACGATGTCCAGCGGTTATACCAAGTTTTCGCTCGCTCAAACATGACGGTCTCCTTTAATAAAAGCGATTAAATCATTAGTCGTCCAATAGATGGTTAATACCCGATAGCAAACCAGTACAAACCTTTTAAGTCCATAGCAGTCGAGCCTGGGAAACCGATACCGTTAAATAACGCATCAAAACTGGCCGACCTGATCGTGCCGACTGGGATGGTTATATCGAGGTTTACCGAGCCTTTACGTCCGTCACTCCACATAGTTATCTGCGTATTCAGGCATTTATTTGGGAACGCTATCGGGAAAGTAACAGTGTAAGGCCCTTCGCCTGGCCAGCCGGAAGCTACCTTGCCCCATTGCAGGATTAAGCCGTTTGGTAATTTCAGATAACCATTATCGGCCTTCTGCGCCGGGAACGCCCCGGCCACAGCTTGGGAAACCGACTGCGCCAAAGCCGTATCCCAGTCACTGATTTGCGCGGCGGTGTGCGTGTGGCTCGCCGGAGCCTTCCCGTCAGCCGCCTGCTTCGCTGCCGCCGCCTCTTGTTTCGCCGCATTGGCGGTTTGCGTGGCGCCGCTCACCGCCTGCTGCGCGGCAGTCGCAGTTTGTTGGGCAGAGGCGGCGGGCTGCTGCGCTGTCGTTGCAGTTTGCTGCGCGGCAGTAGCCGTGCTGGTTGCCCCGCTGGCCGCCTGTTCCGCCGCCGTCAGTTTGGTTTGCAGTTGTTGTAACTGTTGTTTCAGTTCCTCCAACTCACCGGCGGGAACTCCGCCACCCGCCCCGGCTTTTTCCAACTGCGCCACCCGTGCCGTCAGCTCGGTGGCCGCGTCTTTAATCTGCTTTAGCTCTTCGCTGGATGCCCCGCCGCCAGCAGTCTTTAACTGTTCCGCGACCTCGGCAAAGTTGTCGTTACACTTCTGAAACCCGACCCGGATACTGTCGCCGCCCGTGCCGTCGGGCAGGCTGCCTAAATTGACTTGCTCCATATTGTCTCCAATAAAAAAGACCCGTCAGGGTCTCAGTAGTGATGCGCCTATACCGGCAACCGGCACAAAATCCAGTTTTCCGGGACATATTCCGGCGGCTGATAGGCTTTGCCGTCTGATTTAATCGAAACGTACTTATATACCTCCAATTTATCGTCGCTGTGCCGGAAGCCTTGACCGCCCCAGAATGGAATCTGGTCTGAATGATTCTCCTCTGAGGAGTTCAGTACGAGGTCGATTAAGTCCATTAGCGCTTTTTGCCCCGCCGTTGCAGCCTGAATCTCTTTCTGCGCTTCCACGTCCCAACCACCCCAAGTCTCAAACTCACGTTGTGACTCGGCTTCGTTGTAGCGCTCTTTCTGCATCCGTAAATCGCGGCGCCGTTTGGCCGCTTCTTCGGCGGAATAGGCGGTGTTCTCTTCGTAGGCCACCACCGGATCGAGCTTAAACAACAGATTGACGGCCCGCTGCAACTGCCAAGTATGGGTGTTCAAAAAATTATTAAATCGGTCTAGGGTGCTGGGGCTGCCCATCAATTCGTCCCAAGACGGCTTGTGCTGCGGCGCGTGGTAGTCCAACCCGGCCCGTTTATACACATCCGACATCCTAACCGGCACTTTGGGATTCCACGGCGCCCCTTTGTAGTCGTCCGGCACCTTCGGCCCGCGTACATAAATCGGTCGATTCGACACCGAGCGCTCGAATGCGCTGTGCGCCATCGTGCCGCCCACCGCGTTCATCAATCCGCCGCCTGGCAGCTTGAACAACCCCGCAGCGCCGTGGGTCAGCATATTGCACACCTTGCTGTAATCGTGCCCACCTCTTACGGTGTAGATTGCTCCTTGATTGGATTGCCCGTCCGTGCGTACGGTAATGGCTTGACCTTTGCGGGTGGCCGCATTACTGGCCAATAGGCGCAGATAAGGTCGGGCGTTATTCAAAACTTCGTAGCGCAACGGTTTATCTGGAGCCCCTTCAAACAGTTCTGACATCTGCTGCCTGATTGTTGAATCTTCCTGCCCGATACGCTGCGCCAAACCTTCTAACGTGAGCGCTTGGTCTGATAGAAACACATAACTGCCACGGTCGATATAGCCCATTTCAAATGGTGAAGGTTGTTGGGTCATCCCGAACATATCGCCGGTATCCCCCACCGTCATCACAAACTTCATCGGCGCCGGCTCGTAACGGTACACCACTAAGCCGTAAGACGGCGGAGGCTCCACGGTCGAACATTGGGCGAAGTATTCCCACGGGATGCCGGCCAGTTCGTAAAAATGCACAGTGATTTCAGTATTCGGGGACATCTCTACATACAAGCGACCACCACAGCAGGAGACTAGCCCAAATCCGTCTAATTCTGTCTGCGGGCTGTCCGTACTACCCAGCGCCGTACTACGGAAGGTCATTGTTACCGGCAACCCGGTAGCCAAACCCCGCCCCACCACTTGGGCTTGCTCCCAATCTAGGCGGTATTTTGGGTAATCAGTAGGACGGCCCCCACCGTAGCGTACTTTGTTCAAGAGTTTGGCTAGCTGCCAATCTTGACCGGAAATCACGGAATGTACTAGCCGTTTGGCTTTTGCCCACTTGGCGGCATCGAAGCCGCTGCCCCAGCCGTGGATTACCGCCGGCAATAAGGGTTCGCTGTCTTGCGCCCCACCATATAGGGAGAACTCAAAGCGCAGAGTACACGCGGTACGAATTGTCCCCCCTCTGGTGCGGAGCATCCCTGCCGAGTGTGCTTCCCCACCCTGACTCAGGCCGCGCTCCAGTAACTTCTTTAAAGATTGGTTGCGGCTGGCGTCTTCCAACGCAAGTTCGCTACCATCCGCTGCCACTACCCGCAACTGGTCCAAGTGGTTTAAGTCGCGCAGGCGTAGGGTGAGGCTGCCGATCAGCTTCGGGCAGAACAGGTTGCTTGCCAGCACGTTCACCCCTTGCTCGTTATACACCGCCAGCCCGTAATCAGTTGACGTAGCCATATAGAAACTGCCTTCCTGCAAAAGCGCCCCCGTAGTGGGCGAGATTCCGGTTTACCCCACTTCGGGCATCGTAGCTGATATTCCAGCACAGCGAACTTTGGTCGAAATACACCGTCGAAGCGTGCTCGGTCCCGCTGTTAATACAGAAGGAATGGAATATCGGCATGATGAAGATACCTTTGAATTTATCGCGTAAGGGGAAGAGAAGGTCTAAAGCCAGCCGCCCGATCGGGTCGTTACCCAGAATAATGACCCCTTCGACTACCAACGCCGAATCCAAGTTGGTATCCAGCACATTGCCGTCGTTGTCATACATCTGAATGCCGTATTCATCGGCCATCTCATCCTCCTATCAGTCATCGCCCCAGTTCGTGAGCTTGCCCAGCCGCACCATCACATGGCCTTTCTCGTTACGCACAATCAGGCCGCGATAATCCAACTGGGTGCCCACCTTGCTGTTCGGGTCGGAGCGCAGTTGCGCCCCGTGCTCCTTGGTCACGATGAAGCGGCCATCCGCCATATTCAACGTACCGCCCCGGATGTCCGGCGCTTCGATGGTTTGGTTGGCCTTGATGTGCCGCCCCAAAATCGAGCCGTCGGCAATCAAATCCCCGTTGAAGTAGGTTTTGTCGCCAGTCACCGTGAACATCGGCAGCTTCTTGTTGTTCCACAGCACCAACTTGTCCGCCTGAATCACTACCTCAGACTGCCCGCTGGTACCATCCGCCAACAGAGAAATGCCGCCCACCACCTTCGTGCCGGTGCGGGTATCGGTGCTCACTTTCAGCGTATAGGCCGCGCTCAATTTGCCGTTCAAATCGGCAAACGACTGCGCCACCTGCGTTACCGATGCCTTAGCCCCGGCCACTTCGCTTTCCACCGCCTGCACTTTGCGTGCCTGCGCTTCGGTTCGAGTGGTGAGGGTTTTCATCTCCTCAGCTACGGTGGCGATTTTGTCGCCGAACTGCGAACGAACGGCGTTGATGCGTTTGGATAACACATAATCCGCCTCGTTCATCTGGCTGTAAAAATCCCACTTGCCGGCCAGCTTGCCGGTGTTGCCGGCCATGCCATTGTTGTTACCGGCCAAGTTGCCCACCAAGTTCAGCAGCTCTTCCCCGGCGCCCGGCGCAAACTGCTCTTTGCCGATTTTGCCTTTCAGCTGCTCGAGCAGCAGGGATGGGTCATCACTGCATACCCCGTCCACCGGCGCCGTCCATTCTCCAGCCAGCCCGGCGCTGTCCACCAAGCGCAACCAGAAATACCAATGCTCGCCGGTCTTGACGTTGGTGAGCTGGTAGTCGGTTTGCGGTGCGGGCAGTTTCGCCAGCGGCATAGCCTGATTAAAGTCGTTGCTCCTGCCATAGCGGATTTCGGTGTGTGCCTCCGCCAGCAGCGGGCTGGGCAGCGTCCAATTTAGGCCGATGGCAAACAGCTTGGGCGTGGGCCGCACCCCGGTAATGGTGTAATTCAGGCTCCAAGCCTTTTCTAATGGTTTAGACAGCACGCCGCGCGCGGTGCGTCCCCGGATTTCAGCGCGATAATCGCCGTTGGGCAGCCCTTGCAGGCTGATTTCAGCACTAGGCGCATCCGGAATATGCCGCCACAGCCGGCCGTCTTTAAAGATTTTGATGTCGTAGCTCACCACCTGCCCGTCTGCGCTCAGGTTTTCCCAGCTTAGGGTCAAATCCCGCCCGTTGGTGGACAAGTTACTGTTGCCGAGCTGCGGCTGGCGGCCGTATTTAGTGGTTGCCCCCGCTTCAAACAGCGCGCTGTTGTCCACCGCAGCGTATTTGGTCGGGTCATGCCGCAAGGCGGTAATGGTGTACGTGCCATCATCGGTATTTTCCTTGATGCTTACCGCCCGATACTGGCGCGGCACCACTTTGCCCGATAAAGCCCAGTGGTCGTCGTAACCCAACCCTGACGGGTCGCCATCCAACAGCAGCTGATTAGGCTGCGGCTGGGAAACCACTTTCAGGCTGTAATGCTTCGGTACCGTTTCGCCTTGCGCATTCTGCTCGAGCGCAAGGTATTGGAACCACCAACCGGCCAGGTTTTCCGTGATGGCGCGGTCGAGGGTTACCACCCGGCCGCTCACCGCCGACACCTGCCCGCCCAGCTGAGCACCGGCAAAGTGGTTGTCCGCGATTTGGATAATGTCGTAGGGCAGGTGCTTCAGCCCTTCGCGCCCCACGGTAAACGACACCGCATCCTGCTGGCGCAGCCCGGTTTGCAGTATCCATTGCCCGTAACGCACCGCCTGCCCGCGTGTGGTGCAGCCGAACGCGGTTACCGACTGGATATTCAGGCCGTAACGCGCCACCGCCTCCGGATCGGCCACATACTCGGTCTTGCTGCGGTAGCTGTCGTATTTGTCGGCAAAGCGCACCAACACGGCGGTATAGGTGGATTTCAGCGCCACGCCGTTGTAGGCAAACTGCCCGTCCACCACATTGCTGTTGTCGTACTGCGCCACCGGGTCGCCGCCCTGATCCAACAATACCGACAGCTGGTTTCCGTTCCACAGCGGCATCCCGCAAAAGGCGCTCGCCAATTCGGTAAGCAGCTCGCCCGCCTGCCGCCGGTCGGTCAGGTAAGCATTGCAGGTAAAGCGCGGCTCCAACCCGCCGAAGCCGTCCGGCACCATCTCGTCGCAATAACGGGCTACCTGATACAGGCTCCATTTGTCGATGTCTTCCGGCGCCAGACGCAAGGCCAGCGATGAATAGCGCTCTTGTTGTACCAAATCGTAAAACACCCACGCCGGGTTATTCGTCCAAGCGGTTTTAAAACTGCCATCCCACAGCCCCGTGTAAGCACGGGTTTCCGGGTCGTAATTGGATGGCACTTGTACCTCGATACCGCGAATCAGGTAATTGCGGCGCGGATTCTGCCCGCCGAACTGGTCGGAATCGATGCTCAAAGCGGCCAGCGCGGTAAACGGATAGCACAGTTTGGCATCCGTAATCTCTACATAACTGGCAAAAAAGGTGCTGTTTTGGATTTTGTCGCTGGTGCTGTCCGGCGTCGGGCGTGAAACCTTGATGGAAAACGGCGCCTTCGGCAGCCGCTCGAACACCTCGTCATGGTAAAACGCACCGCTGCCCTTCTCGGTAAAATTCACCTGCCGATGCTGCTGCACGCCGTCATCATTCACCAGCTGGATAATCAATGCCGTATCTGCCGCCAGCGTATCGCCGTTATCCTGTATCGCCGCATTGCGCTCCACCCCCACCGTTACCCGCAGCCGGGTCGGGCCGCTGTCGGATACCGTGCGGATAACCGGGCTTTGGTTTTTCACCGGATTGGACACCGATACCGTGCGCTCCACGCTTTCCCAGCCCGGAATATAGCTTTGGTCGGGCGTGCCGCGCTGGAATACCGCCGTTACCCCCTTAAAGTTGTAGCTGCCGTCTGGATTCTGCACCGGCGTATCGTTGAAAAACACACTTTTAAACGGTGCATCGTTGCCGTTGGCAAAGCCGGCCACCACCCCTTCACTAATCACATCCACGATGCGCAGCATCTGCGCCGAAGACAACTTATTCGGTGCCTCATACGGCGTGCGTGCGCCGCCACCGCTTTTCCGCCCACCCATGTCCCTTACTCCTAATTCTGCTGCAGTGCCGCCGTGTAGTTGCGGGCGCGCACCGAATCATCATTAAAATCCGTGTCGTAATACTGCCCGTTCGGCGCTTTCGCTGCCTGCCCGGCAATCGGCGTTTTCACCAGCCGCAGGGTAACATCTGCCGCCGTCGGGTTTTGCAGTACTGGGTCGCCGTCGGTATCCACCCGGCGCGACACCACTCCCTGTGATGCCACCCGGCTGCCGCAATACACCTCGCCGTAAGCCAGCGGCACCGGCTGGCCCTGCGCCGCCGTGTTGTCCAAGTTGGAGAACGCCGTATTGCGCCCGGCCTTCTGCCCGCGCTGCTCATTGTCCAATTTCGGCGGCCGCGCCAACATCTGCGCAATCCCGCCCGCCACCAAGCCAATACCGGCGCTCATCAACGCCCCGGCCGCAGCCCAGCCGAACGGGTTCCACCACGCGAACGCAATCAACACCACACCGGCGATAATCTGCCCAGCCTTGCCCGCACCCTGAATGCGCGGCACGATGTGCAGAATCCCGCTTTCAGGCTGCCTGAATTCGTGCTCCAGTTCCGCCTCGCAGAAATCGTGGCCGTTGAAGCGCACCTGATAAAACCCGCTGCCTAAAATTTCCCGAAAGCCGGGCAGTTGGGTGAGCAATGCCCGCACCGCTTCCGCCGGGCTGGCGGCGTGCAAATCAAAACGGCGGCCGTATTCGCGCAGGCCGCCGTGTAAGCAAACTGTAATCATGAATTTATCCAAAAAGGAAAGCCCCGAACTTAAAGCTTCGGGGCTTTCTTTCAATCAATACCGACGTTATTCCAATTCGGCAAATATACAGCTGGATCGCCTCAATGCCTGAGCCGCTTCTCCAGAGTAAATATTCTTATTTAAATAGTAGTCAGCCTGAATGCGTTTCCGTTTCAACTTTTTCAACAAATCGGCTACCACTCCGGCGGATTCTGTTCCATCCCTATCAAAATAGAAAATCAGATTGCTGTGTGTTCCACCAGCCTCTTTATTGCTGTATTCATAACCGTTTCCTACGGCGTATTCCAATGCTTTATGCATAGCGGCGTAATATGCACGGCTGATACACACCCGGTCATCCGTCTCATTCTCACGGGGCATGGATTTAGCAAAGCCAAGGAAGTTTTCCGCCTGTATCATAAGTCGGCACCCGCCAATTCGCAGCCGATAACCAGCCTGGATAAATCAAGCCCGTGCTCCAACGCATAACGCACCTTGGCGCGGCTGATGGCGATATCGCAATCAGCCACCGCTTCCGGATCGGCATCCGATACAGCCAGCAGGGTCAGATAGGTGGCATCCCCGTCTGTATCGACTGTGTCTGCCAAATAGGCCACCCCAGATTCTTTCATAGCATGGCCGGCTTGAGCTAGTAGGCGTATTAGATGTTCTTCAGTAACACCGGATGCACGGAGTATACCTATTCTTTCCTTTTCGTTCATCGTATCTTTCCCCAACTTATCCAAGCGGGCGATTACTTTTTCCATCAAGCCGAGCTGCCCGGTAAAACTGCCACGGTTGAAACAGGCGCGTAACCAGTCCGGATTGTCTACCGACAATTCAAAAAGATATTCTGCCAGCTCATAGGCGGATTCTCGCATATGCAGGCGGATAAGCGAATTAAAATAACACATTTCCACATCATAGATAGAATGTGGCAGCCGCCGCGCTGCATCGAAATTTACCTGCATTTCCGCTATTTTCTGTTCGTAAGTCAGATCCTCTTTGAATACGGATACCGCGCCTAATATGGTATACGCCCTAAAGGCTTCATTCGTTCTAAACAGTTTTCTCGCCTCCTGTTCGATGCGGGCGATATTAAACGGTTTAAGGTGCGATACCCGGTAGGCATGGTTGATCGCCTTCTCTAGTTCATAGGCGGTAGTTTGAGGCTTTGGATTCATGACAGCATTTTAGCATAGTGGCTAATTGGCGTGTTCCAAATCATTCAGCACCGCCTGCAGCATTTCAGGCTGCCATTGCCGGTGCCGCCAAATACTGTGCGTATGCCGTTGCCAATACGGCCCGTAGCCATCACGGCGGCTTAATTGGCCGAAAGCATGGTGCAGCATTTCGCCGTTGCCCAAATACAGCAGCACGTGTGAAGCCAGCCCGTCGAATTCGGTCAATACCACGTCCCCGGGCTGTAAATCGCGCACCCGCGCAAACCCTGCCGCATTAGCCAGCGCCAAAAACCGCCCACGCGCGGCATCATCGTCGATATCCCCACGCCGCACCGGCGGCAAGTCAATCCCCGCCAGATGGTAGGCATCCGCCAGCAGGCTGTAGCAGTCAAAGCGCCCGTATTCAAACCCCCGCCCGCGTAGGTGCGGCACCGGCTCGAACACTTTCAGGCTGCCTGAAACGGCGAGCACCCAAGGCAGGCCGTTGGCCGCCTGCATTTGCCGGTCGGCGCCGGACAGCCACGGTTCGCCCTGCGGGTGCGAATGCACGATGGCGCACACGTCTCCCTGCTCCGATACTTCAATCCAATCCAGCGGCGCGATTTCAAAACGTTCCGTCGGGTCAGCCGCCACATTGCCGCAGGGCCGATACAACTGTTCCCCGCCCGCCTGCGCAATCAGGCCGCAGCATTCTTTCGGTGCTTCCTTGACTGCGTGCGCCAAAATCGCCGCCTGTACGGATTTTGTCAGTTCCAACATTTCAGGTAGCCTTTTCAGGTAGCCTTAAGAGGCAGTCAATGTTTTATCCACCCCCACCCAGCCGCCGAAGGGCAGCGCGGCTGTTTCGCCGAAGCGCGCCTTGCAACCCTGCAGCTTGCGGCTGCATTCGTCTTTTCCCGGGTCGGCGGTAGGAATGTCGAAGCGGTCGGCCACCGGCTTGCCCCGATAACCGCAAGCCTCGCCGCGATAATCGAACGGGCAGTAATCGTGCAGCATCGGCCGCGCCGGAATCACTGCCCCGTCTGCTTCCGATGGTGCCGCCAGCTCGAACTGCGCCGATTCGGCGGTAAGCGATACCATCCGCTCCACCAGATACTTGCTCACGATTTCCTGCGCCGGATCGGCATGCGGGTTGCCCAGCGCGAAGTTGGCGGCATCCAAAAAGCGGGCATACGTCTGCCGGCGCCACACTTCCGCGCCGATCAGCTGGCCGAACTGCTCGGATAAGCCGGTAACCGTGCCGTACACGTTGGCCAGCGTCACCTTGGGCCGGTTGCCCGCCCCTTGCCCGCTCGATTCGAAGCCGTCTGCCTGAATCGGCAAACCCTGATAAACCTGCCCCTTCCACACGATCGGCTGCGAGAGCTCGTTCAGCAGATTGCAGTAGCGCAGGATTTCGCCGCCCAACGGGCGCAAATCCAGCTCCCACAAATCCACCAACACGCCCTGATCCGCCACCGACAACGCCCGCAGCATCGGAATGGAGAGTTGTTTCATGCGCGGATTCATGCCAGCACCTCTTCAAACTGCCAACTGATCCGATACAGCCCGCCAATGTTTTTGACGGTGTACTCCTCCCCCACCTTCACTAGCAGCTTCTCCCCGCCTGGCGGCGTCCAGTGAAAAGATTCCACACCATTAGTGGAAGCGATAAAGGCTTCAATGGCGTCGATTTCCTCTTTCTCGCCAGTCTTCTGCAACTCCCACGTCCGCATTTTCGGGCGCAGCGAAAGCGCCTGCCGCTGCTCGTAGCCGTCGCCGAACTTCACCGTGCGCACAGCGAACTTATGTTTGGCGCTGTTGCCATCCAAATCAGGCACAAACTCAAACGTCCGTTTCGGCATTGTCCAATCCTTCTTTCACTTCGGTCTCGTCTTTCTGCATCACATCAAGGAATGCTGTGTCGAATATCGCCAATAAGTTCAATTCCCAGCGCTGCATTCGTTGCCCGGTTAGTCGGCAGTAGGCGTCTATTTCTCCCCAAGACAAGGGGCTGAGTCCCATCCCTGATTGCCTGGCACGGTTTAATTCAAAAAACCACGCCCAAACATGCGTAACTGCCGGCGGGATAACAGGCGGGTTATCCAAATCAGGCTTGCGGATACCTGTTTGCTGGTAAATCTGCTCCAGTGCCTGCCATGTGGACTGTTCACGGTCTTTGATAGGTTTATGCAGTTTGAAATAACGCCGCGCCTGTCTCTCCGCCTCGGCAATTACGCCTTGAAAAAATTTTGCTCTTCTGCCGCTTCGTCCATGATCTGCTTACGCAGCCAGGTATATTGCGACAGCACGGATTTAATGGCTTCAGCATCGCTTCCCACTTCTTTACCGTCGTCTTTCAGGCCGTCGAACGATACCGTCAGCACGCAGGCAGTCTCAATATCGCGGGCAATCGCCTGCTCCATTGTTTCTACCTCAGCCTTGCCGGTGCGCTGTTCTTTAGTTGCCTTCAACTGTGCTTCACGGGACAGTCGATTCATCAGGCGCAACATTTCGTCAGAACGCATACTGCGGATAGTGATGGTAAAACCCAGTTCCGCCCCAGTTGTCGGGTGCTTTGGGTGAAACTCGTGAGTTTCGTTGAAACGATCATTGGAAACGCCTTGCAGTTCCTTTAAATCCATGAATAAATCTCCTGAAATCAAAAATATAAAAGGCTGCCTGAAGTAGACAGCCCCAGCATCAACCCACCGTCAGCTTCGGCTTGCCGGACAGTCGGATGGTTACATCTCGGCTTACTACATCGGCCACGCCGGATACGTTCCATTTATTGGTTTTAACGCGCCCCATCACAAGGAAAACCGTGTTATCAGGGAACTTAACCTTAAACAAGCGCAGCTTCTTGTCTTCTGCCGCTTTAACGATCTCCTTTTGGCCGTTGTCGCTTGGCACATAATGGCCGGTGAAGGAAAATTCACCGGGGTCAGTCAATCCCAGTGCTGTTTCTTTAAAGCCTTCCGAAGCCAGCGTGGTAACATCCACTTCATCGGTCGATTCACCGCTGTAATCGATGGTTTTCGTGGTGTCGGCCAAATCGACATACGTTACCGGGGTTGCCCCGGTAGCAATATTGCCGGAAGTATCCTTCACTTCCTCTTTTGACATCTGCAGGGTCGTACCCTCTGCCAACATATATTTGGAACCCATATCCAATCTCCATAAAAAAGCCCGCCTACGCGGGGATAACGCCTGAAACAGGCTACCTGAAACTACTCAATTGCCAAATACGGCACACTTACCGCCACCGCATAGCGACCGTCCAGCATATAGCCCTTGCTGCGGCTTGGATGCTGGCGAATAGCCACCACGCCGAACTTGCCACCGCGCCGGAACAGGTTCATCAACTCCGCCGCGATTTCGTCCGCCTGCCCGGCACCGCTGTTTTGTGGCACATACACCGTGATTTGAAATATCCCGCTGTACTTGGCCGCATTAAGCGTGCCTTGCATCGTATCGGCCGGCAGAAGTGCGGTTTGCAGATACGCCCCGCTCGGCTGCCTGGTGTCGGTATTTTCCGGCACCAGCGGCAAGCGGTGTGATTGGGCATAGCCGGCCACCGCCTTTTCCAAGGCGCGGCGAATTTGCGCGGTTAAGTCCATTGTTTACCCTCCAGCCAGTTCTGCATATTGGTTACCGTAATCCGCACCATGCCTTGCGGCGCTTGGGTGGAGTAGCCATTGGCTGTGCGGCCGGTCGGGCGTTTCGGCGGATTGGGATACAGCCCGTATTCAATAATCGGCGCATATACCTTGTCTGTGGCGATATATACCACCTGCCCGGCTTTAGCTGTTACCGTCGAGCCGTTGAACGCAGTCGGCAGCACGCTGACTGACTGCGTCCAGCTGGCTTTCAGGTCGCCACTGTCTACCGGCGTTTGATCCAATAACCGGCGGTGGGTTTCCTGCACGATTTCATCCGCTGCCGCATCCAATTTCTGCCGCACTGCGTCCGCCCATGCGCTGATTTGGCTGCCGAAGCCGCTCATAACAACCCCCACAGCCAAACCAACAGCCATCCAAGCAAACCCAGCGGCAGCAATGCCAACGCAGCCACCAACAGAAACGCCAGCACCAACAGTAAAGCCATGCCCGCGATTTCCACCAGGCTAACCACAATCTGATTAAGTGCCTTCAACGTTTCCATCACTCCCTCCGTGCCTGCGCCTGATAAGCCGCTACTACAGAAGCCGGCTTGATAGGCATGACACTAACCACCCGCCAAGCCTCGCCGCCGCACTCCAAGAGGCAGCCGGTTTGCAGATTACAGGATGCAGTAGCCGTAACCAGCATATCGCCGGCCTGCACCAGATGTGATTCGCCACGCGAACTACCTAAGCTATTTAAAATACCGATATGCTTTTCGTTCAGATTGCCGAACACACATTTCCCAACATAGCTCTGCGTCTGCTGAACCGTGCGCGACGTTTCCACATCATAACGACTGCTGCTGACCGTAACCGTGCAATCCCGCCCAAAGTCGGCGATCACATCGGCAGCCACCGCTTCCAATCCTGCATAATCAAACATGACTACCCTCTCGGCATTGGCACCATGTGAACACCTTTGCGCGGTTCATACATCCTGTACAGCAAGGCTGCCACATAGTCGAAACGTTCCGTATTAGTGTTGCCTATCGCATAAGTAACCGCGATTTCACCAACCTTCACACTCTGCTGTCTCGGCTTCTCGTTGCTGTTCAGCTGCTGCTGCAAAGCCAGCTCACAGACTGCTTTCTGCACCTGCGGGTGTACCGGTTTTTCTCCACTCCGCATCGCCGCATTCAAGCCGTTTTTCAGCCTGAAATTAGCGTCCAAATAGTCAGATGCCGACACCAGCATCCGCTCTTTAGTCAGCTCATCCAACGCTGCCCATGCAGCGGCGGACTGCCGCATCTGATGGTAGCAGTCAGCATCGGCTACACCAACATAACTATCTGCCGGTACATTAAGCGCCATCTCCGCCGCCTTCTTTCTCAGCAGCCAGCGCCTGCTCTAACAAAGCCAGCAGATCGTCTTTCTTGGCTTTCTCATCAAATTCAATGCCTCGCGCCGTCAATTCCGCGCGCAATTCATCAACCTTCATTTGTTTAGGCGTGCTGGCAGGCGGAGTGGCATCCTGCTGTTCATCTGCAGGCTGATACTTGGCATCAATAATGCAATAGCCCTGCGCCAGCAGTTCGGCCTTGCGCTCAGGCGTTACCGGATGTGGTTCGTAGATAATCGGTCGTTCGCTCATAGTTCTCTCCAAAAAAGGGCGGCATAAGCCGCCCTGATCAGGTTACTTGGTTACTACCAATACGCCGGCAGTGTCTTTGTTGCTGGTCGCCACTTTATCCCAGTTGGTACCGGTGCCAAGTTTGACGTCATTCGGGGATTTGCCACCATTGGCCATATCCCAAGCATAGCCTTTCAGCGCCACGCCGTAAGACCATTCGGCCTGATACACTGCGCCGAGATTTTCCTTGCCGGTTACAGGTTGGATGACGGCGTTGAAATCGTTGCTGTCGTTTACCACGATGGCGTTTTCTACCAAGCCAAGTGTGTTGTACTTGGTACCACTACCACCGGATGAATCCGCCAGATCCGGCGCATCGGTCACCACAAATACCCGTCCGAACGGATCGCGTACCACGTTGATGCCTTCGTAAGTAAACAGGCGCTCGGCGTTGGTCAGCGCGTTGTCGTACAGGTTGTGAATTGTGGTGGAATGCAGAACCCACGCACGCAAGGCGCCGGAGCGGTCGCCCATCTTCGCTGCGCCCGCATTCAGAGCATTAAAGGTCGGCGCAGCAGAAGAGGCATCATGTTTCATGGCGGTATTGTTGCCAATGGCCGCAACAGCACAGCGAATAGCAGCATTCAGCATATCTGCCATCCGTGCCTTTGCCAACTGCTCGCCGATTTTGATTGCGGCCAGCTCAGGATTGCGCAGCGTCCAGTGGTATTGCCCCGGCTCGAACTCAATCGGCTCAGTACCGGCAGCCACTTTCACCGCTACATCCAACATTTCTTTCAGTCGTTTCGATGTCAGTGTGCCGCTGCCGTAAGCATCACGGCGGCGCACCAGCCCGCCGATAGCCTGGAAGGCAGCTTCGATAGAGAAATCGCCTTCAAATGGCTTATTCATCAGCACGATTGCCCCGCCGGAGGCTTCGTTGAATTTAGCAATGTCCTGATCGATGGTTTCGGTCATCACATCTCGGGTTTGGGCGTTAAACACCTGTAAATCAAAAGCCATTATGCTTTCCTTTCAATAAAAATTACTGTTTACCGTACTTGCCCTGCAAGAAAGCCACTTTTTCGGCATCGGTTTTGCAGTCGGCCAGCGAGCCCTTGCCGCTGCCGCCGCCTGTTGCCTGAGTTCCGCCGCCGGAGGACTGCGACCCTTTCAGGATGCTGTCCTTATTCGGATAGGCGTCAATCAAAGCTTCCAATGCTTCATCAAAATCAGCTTTCTCACCTGGGCGCGTACGGCTGAAAATATCGTTACCAGCCGCATCTTTCGCTACCACTTTGCCGTCTTCGGAAATGGCAAAATGCCTGCCGAAAAATGCTTGCGCCACATCAGACGGGATCGCCAGCTTGTCCGCGATCACTTTGGAACGAGCGAATGACCCGCCGATAAGTTCATTGTGGAACTGAGAGCGGATTTTGTCGGCCTCTGCGGTTGCTGCCGCCAGCTTCTCGTCATAGGTTTTAATGACTTCAGCCTTCAACTTTTCCACTTCGCCGGCATCCACCAGCTTTTTGTCGTCCAAGTTTTTGACCGTAGCCAGCGCCTTTTTGGCCGCCTCTGCATCTTCGATACCATCAAAGGCTTTCAGCTTGGCTTCCGCCGCTTCTTTCGCCTCGCGGTGGGTTTTGGCTTCTGCATTCAGGCTGGCGATCTTTGCCATCGCCCCCGGTGCATCAAATGGCACTTCCTTGCCGTCATCATGCACATACACTGGCTTGCCATCCTGCAATACCACATTACCCTGTTCATCCAGTTTCAGTCTCACGTTTCATTACCCCATAAAAAAAGCGGCATCCGCCGCAGGCACCTGTGCATTTCCGTGCATCAGGCAAGATAAAGGCCGTTCTAATTCCCTCGAATCACAGGGAATTAAAACAGCCACAAACCCCAAAAGGGAACAACAAAAAGCCTATTCAAAGGCGGCTGGGTTTAAGCGCTACGTTCAATCTTCATGCCATCAATAATCTCACGGGCGCGTATATCTCTTCTGCTTCAATTCGTTCAGCGTCATCGGCTGTAAGCCGCCGTTCCTCACCGCATCATGCAGGCTGACCGCACCATCATGCAGCATCTGCCCAATACCTTGGCCGAACTGCTCCTGCAGCTGCGACAGGGTGCGGCTTTTCACCCAGTCTTCGCCGCTGATGCCGTCAAATTCATCATCCAATGACATTACCCACACCAAACGGCTGCGGCAGTGAACGTGAACCGGCGGCACCTTGAAAACTAAATCATGCCCGATTGGAGTTTTCTGTTTATCCCACATCTTGCCGTGACGCAACAGGCACACACTACTGGTATGCGCATCCAATACAGAAATATGCCGCCATCCCTTAATCAAAGGGTTCACCATACCAACCCAATAGGCAGTTTGATTGACTACCGCGCCGATCCAAGTGGCCGTTGTGGCTTCGACGTATTGCCGCGCCCGTTTGAACAAGGCTGCTGTGTCCGTTACTGCTGCATCCAGCGCATCAGTGCGGATTTGCGACTTCAGCTTGCTGTACAAGTCATCCCGCTGCTTGGCGAACGCCTCAGCAACCGTCAGCCCGCCCACCAGCAGATTATGTAGCTCACGCCGACGATTTTCAGGCAGCCTACGCGGGGCGGGTAGATTATAGGCAGCTGCCGTCGCAGCCAGCCAAGCAAATAGCCATTCTGCCTCATCATCCACCACTTCGGCCGTGTTCAGGCTGCCTGAAGCTGTGTCGTAATCGCGGCGCAAGATTTCCTGAATCTCAACCAGCAGCGCCGCCATTCCCCGTTTTGACAGGGTATCCAAATCATACTGCCGCAGCTTGGCCTCGATTTCGCGTTGCATCCGCTCCAGCTGCTGCAACACTTCGCGCCGCACGCCGCGTTCGTAGCGCATCAGGTCGATTTGCCGCGTCAGCAGGTCATGCACTACTTGTTCGTTGATGTTCATTGCTTGGTTCCGCTTGTTGGTCGAACATCATCCCTGCCGGCTCGGCACTCTCAGCTTCCTGTTTCAGCCGCTCTTTTTCCGTAGCCCAATCGGCAATATCTGACACCACGCCGCGCCGTTTAGCTTCATCAAACAAGGTTTGATCGCTGATTGCTCCGGCAGTGTTCATTTTCAGCAGCACATCCAGGCTGGCAACGGGGTTGTAGTCAGCATCGATATTGCCGCTGATTTCCACCGCGCCGGCATCTTCAATCCCAGCCCAACGCCCCATCATATCCAACAGCCTGCCAATAGCGTCTTCCAGTAGGTTGGCATAATGGCGTAGTAGGCTGATTTCTTTGCCTTGCTCATCTCGTGCCTGGCTATCAGTTAAAGCCAGCTTAGTGCGGGTCAGCAATTTTGCCCCAGCTGCCTGCATATCCGCCTCCAGCTTCTCCAGCGCATTCACGCCGGCCGCGATGGCCGCGCCGGAATGCTCGACATATTGCAGCACACCGTCTTTACCCAGCGTAATCATGTTGCCTGCCGCCGCCGCTACGGAAGCCACATCCTCTTCCCCGCTGTAGGCCAACAACGGCACACGCACATAATGCACGATATTGTCCTGGTCGCTCTGGCTCTGCCAATGCTTCACGTTCAAATGCGCCAATTCCAACAAAGGAGGGCGTCCGGTAAAGAAGCCTGTCTTTTCCGGAGCCAATTCCACTACCGGCACATAATCCAGCGGATTACCGCCACGCTGCATCAAGTTCTCCTCATGCAGCGCCCATGCGCCGTTATCGTCCTTGCGATAACGTCTTACCAACCCAGGCTCCAGTACATTGACCTGTTCAATCGTCTTCTCGCCAAAATCACCATCCGGCACTACGATTGACTGCTGATAACGGAACTGTGTACATACCGGCACACCGTGGCGCATCTCGCTACGCCAACCAAGCACATCAGCATTACGGATCAGTACCAGATATGGACGCAACCCTTGCGCCTTATCATCAGCCAGCGTCCGGTTACCTTCCGCACTTGGGAAATCCACCAGCACATAAGACGAGCCGAATGCCAGTGCATCGGCAAACCATGCCGAGCAAAACACCGATAGATTATTGTTCTGTAAATCCACATTATCCAGCAGCGGCTTCAGGCTGCCTGAAACTTTGTCGGTATCGACGTCTTTAAAAAACACACGACCGACCATCTGCCCAATCGTCTCACGCATTACCGGCAGCAGGGTAGAAGACTGTAAACGCAGTTTGTAGCTTTCCTCCGATTCTTGCGGCCATTGCGGCAGATACGACTTGCCGGCGGCGCGCATCGCATTCGTTCCGCCCAACAGTGCGGCAATTACGGCATTGCCAGCGCGCATATTGGCTACCGTGCCGGATTTTGTAAACACATTACTCATGATTCAACCCAACAAAAAAGCCGCCTCTAGGCAGCCTCACAGTAAAAAATCCCTGCGCGATATTTCGCCGCGCCGTTTCATCAATGGCTCCAGGGCATAGCGTACCGCATCGATGCAGTTGTGCACCAAAATACCGGAAGCGAAAAACTCATGCTGACCGCAAACCTCAATATCAAATACCCGGTTTACCACTCCTGCTGCGGTAACGGTTTGCACACGCTCTCGAGCAAGTAACAACCCCGGCGTATTTGTTTCGTTTAAAAACTGTTCCACATGCCGGACAAATACGCTCCACGTCATCCACTCCGCTTGCCCTGCGCCATGCAGCCTTGCATTTGCCAGAGCAAAACAGGTCGCGGCTGCCAAGGGCTTTAGGCGTGAACGGCTGCCCGCATTGCTTACACGGTTTTTTCTGTGGTCGGAAGTTTTTGTAGGCCATTGCGCCAATTTCACGGTGTTTTGCCAACCCTTCCACACTCCCATGCCATGCCTTAGTGAGCGGCCTGATTTCGGCCAAATGTCGGCGTACTCTGCACTGATTGTCAGTATCGGCATGAAACTCAACAGCGTGTGCAGATATATGCTGCCCGGCTGGCAGGCATTCCAAGTTTTCGATACCGTTGTTGTCGGGATTACCGTCTTTGTGGTGGATGTGGCAGCCATCTGGTATCTCGCCGTGAACGGATGCCCAGATTTCCCGATGAAGCCACACCGTCCCACCCGTGATAGAACGTTTAAAATAAACCCGGTCTGAGCGACGGCGGCTGTTTGGGTATCGGCGGTAAACCTTGCCGCCAAATTCAAAAATCTCAACCATGCTTCATCTATCCTGTTTGTCAAAATTTCATGGCCGCGTTGCAGCTCGTCGGCACGGATAAAGCCTTCCGATGCCGTCCATATCCGGTGATTGCCCGTGCATTTTAGTTCGCGGCTGTCCGTTTGGATGGATAAAACAGGCCGATAGCTGCCGCTTTGCCATGCCTTTCTAACTTGGCGGAAACCTAAACGGGTAAGCACCTTGTGCTGGGTACTTACCCGTTCTATCGGCAACAGCCCGCAATCGGTATGGATCAACTCACCTTCAGCAATACAATGGTTGTTCTCGTCCAGCACCACAGGCAGCACATCGCCGCTTAATCTGTCCGTTTTGTAGCTGTACAGCTTAAATTCCCGCAGCGTGGCCGCCGCATCAGGGTGAATGAATACCAGCTTGAACGACTTGATAAACTCGATACCATCTTCCACGCTGCCTTTACCTTTCTGCACCCCAGTAATACGGGGCAAGCCGTGGCGTTTCAAGTAGCTGATGGATTCAGGCCGTGCGCTGTCTGCGCGTACCACATATTTTTCAATGCCCGGCAGGTGTTTCCGCAGCATAGGCGCGGTATCGTCCAGTTCCAGCCCGATTTTGCCGTAGTCCTGCTCAATATACAGACAGCCGTCATATATCCAGCATTTAACCGCTGCCGTTGGGTCTTGGGAGAATCCGAAGTCCAGCCCGAAATATGGGCCATCCCACTCTTCGCGCGGCGTGAAGGCTTTCTCTTCATACTTGCCACGGAAAATCTGCGCATCTGACATTTGCAGATACGCGCCTTCCCAAATCCAGCGGTAGCTTGCCTCGTCTAAACGGGCTTTATCCGCCAGCCGCTCCTGCTCCAACACCTCAGGAAACCACGGGTTGTCGCAGTAGTTCACTTCCACTGAGATGCCGTTGTCGCCGATATGCTTGCGGAAACGCAAATCCGTTGGGCTACCTTCAGTCTCCGGATTCCACGTTACCCAAACTTCCGAATCATGCTCACGCACTGTAGGCAGAAGTTTTTGCCACGCCATCTCCGACACACTCTCTGCCTCATCTGCCCAAGCCAGCAAGATGCGGGCTTTTGATTTCAGGCTGTCTAAGTTGTATCGTAGGCCGGCAAACAGGTAATTGATGCGCCGGTCGCGCGAACGGATATACTTGTCGCCGATTTCGTAGTAATTTGCCAACCACGGCACGGAGCGAATCGCCTCTTTCACTTCCTCAAGGCTTGAATCAGCCAGCGAGTTCACAAACTCACGGCCGCACAATATCGCCCCATTTAATCCAGCCTGACCGCATTGGTAGCCACGGACTGCCGTCATCAAGGCAAAACTGCGGGTTTTACCCGAACCGCGCCCGCCGTAAGCACAACGATAGCGCTTTTTCCCTGCAAACACCGGAATCAGCTTCGGCGGCAACTCAATCTGCACTCTCGTCATCTTGTTTCACAACAGGGGCTACCAGCTCAATCACATGCGGCATAAACACCGCGCCGGATTCCTTGGCCGCCAGTTTCAATTCATAATCTAATTGGGCAGACAGCAGCCGCTGCCGCGTTGCAGTCAGCGATTCAATCCTGCTAAGCAAGCGCTGGATGATTGCTTCATAATCGCGTTTAGCATAGGTCTTCTGCCGCACCGGGCTGACTTCATCATCTTCAACCGGCACCCCACCAATAACAGCCGGGGCTTCTACCACCTGTTTCAATTCAAGCGTTTCATCAGTCTGCTCTGCTTCCAGTTTCAGCGCCCGATTCAGCCTAATTTTGCATAACCTGAGTTCGGCATCAATACTCTCCAACTCCAAACCATCAGCCAACGCTTTTTCTTCATCCGTGTAGTAGGATGAATAAAGCGCACCGCAAGAAACCTTGTTTTTATTCCCCTTCGGTGCGCCTTTGTTTGTTCCACCGTGCATCCGGCATCTGCCGTTAGTCATGGCCTTTGCTTTACACGGTGCGCCCGAACGGGTTTTCGCTCCACATAAAGCCATTGATCCACCTTATTGCATGAGATTGATTTTTCAAAACCCGTTATGAACCGCTAGTGCGGCCACGGAATGCACTCACTGCCCTGCGCACTAGATTTCTAGCACCACGGGCAACACGTCCGATTACTCCACGCATATTCCCTCCTAGCTTCCGCTTGTGCGGCTCACTGACGGGCTGCCGGCAAACCTGAAAGTGCGGGATGTATTGGCACCACCATATCTACCGCCGCTGGCTGCCATTCGCCCACGAATCACAAAACCACGCATAACAACCTCCATAAACAAAAGGCCAAACAAAAAGGCCGCGATCAAGCGGCCTTACTCACTACACAATCCATCAATCGACAAACTGTGCATAATCCTTGTCAATTTTACCTTCAGCCCGATACGGCACATCCGCTGCCGGGAGCTCTATTCCCATCTTCTCTGCCAGCAGTCGGCCATCAATGTACTTGTCGCCATGCGCTAGCAAATCAAGCGCCTTTAAAAACGCCTCTTTCTGCTCCCGCGTTTGGAAGCAGGCTGCGAACCAGTATTCACTGTCAGTTGCCAGTTCGAACCGGTTATTTTCATTTTTAATGCGGTTACGGAAACCTTTTTGCACCGCATCTAAATCCGCCCGGCTATCCACCTCGGGGTTGCCGGTAATCTCTGGCATAACCACAGTCGGCTGCTTCGCCCGCTTGTGCTTGGCTACTGCATGCTTCGCTGCCTGTTTGGCCGCTTCGATTTTTGCCTTAACGTCAATATTTGCCATTTGTGCACTCCCAGCGGAACACCTCTAAATCAGCCAGCGGAAATAACTCCAATATTTTTTGATAGTCTTTGGGATAATGTTTTTTAATCGGCAACAAAAACCGCAAATCAATCCCATCAAACGAGCGGCCGAATATCTTGTAATCGCTGCCAAGCCGCACATTGTGCTTTTTAAAGCACTCTATCAAGTCTGCTTTACGCCAGTCCCAAATCGGATGGTATTTAAGCTGCTTATAGCTGATGCTGCCATGTGTGTTGATGGCGATACGGCGCATAGGGCTATCTGCCGCACGCACCCCATCGGCTACCAATGTTTTTTTCGGCAGATTGTGCATTTGGCACATCGCTGCCTGTATATCGGGGTAGTCAAAATTCGGCAAACCGGCATCTTCGATCACCGCGCAATTTTGCGGTGGCTGAAACACAAAATTATTCAGCAGGCGGTGGACTGATGGATGTGGTAGTTGAGTGATTTTGGTCTCAAAAAACCGCTCATACATCGCAATCTGCTCATCCACAAACTCCAAACCCGGCACCAAGTAAAGGTAATACGGCACCACCTCTTCAAAGTGCTCACGGATAGCAAGCCAGGCAGCGATTGCATCTTTGCCGGTGCTAAAAGCCAGTAAAGTCTTTTTCTGCCGCTTTGCCACCTCGCGGATTGTATCTACACCAGATAGGGCAGCCATTGCCTTATCTCCTGAGTTATATTAACATAGCGGCAATTATATTGACTTTTTATCAACAATGCAAGCATGCAAACAACAATTAGATGCCCTTTTATTTGATGCCCATATGACCCGCGCAGACTTGGCGCGTGCCTTTGGTGTCGCTCCTGAATCTATCAGCCGCTGGAATACTCGCGGCATTCCACAATACGCCGTTGCCTACCTGAAACTCAAGGCTGAAAACATCTCTTTAAAAAAGCAACTTGGAGCGGATGGCGGGATTTGAACCCGCGCCGTCAGCTTGGAAGGCTGCTGCTCCACCTTTGAGCTACACCCGCATCTGGCAAAGCATCGAGGATTCGAACCCCGTCTTATGGCTTCGGATGCCATCGTGCTGCCGCTACACTAATGCCTTGGATAAAGCAAAAGCCCGAATGCAATTAAAGCACTCGGGCTGGGAATTCTATATCTTTTACCCACGGCAAAACCCCCGCATGGGTAACAATTGAATAATACCTGCTTCCTGACTGAGATGCAAGCATTTTTTATACAGCGGTACAGCAACAGTCAGCTACTGGTTTACAGTTGGATGTGGTTTGACGGGCAAAAGAAAAGCCCGCGCGGGGCGGACTGGGGTTATGGTGTTACGGTAATACATTGAATATAAATGAAATACTCTGTATTTTTACACTATTCTATATAGTCAAGTGAAATATGTGTAAAGGAAGTTGAATACTATGCGCCAATAGGCTATACTAGGGGTTAAGTGGATTGGGGGGTTCCCTGGTCGGCGTCATGGCTCCGGTTTTCGGGGCCTTTCGCTTTTTCTAGTGAGGGGAAAGTGGCTAGTCCATGTCCTAGATATTCTTCCCCTAGGCGTTGCTTATCTTGACAAAAGAACTTAGTCTTCAGTGTATTGAACGCTCTATTCTCTTTTTCATCTCCATCTATTAAATGCCTACCAATTGGCCGAGCCACAAGGTCTGCAAACTGTAAGCCAGTTGAATTAGTTTGCTTTGATTTAATCAAGATTTCAAATGGTAGAGGTATCTTGAACACATTATCGCCATCACAAATTCTTCTAAATTCAAGCTCTAAGTTCTTGTCTTCGTTATTCCCTCTAGATTCAAATACAATGAAAGTTTTTAGCTTTTCCTGTCTTTTCTCTATCATGAATCGATAAAGCCGCTCTAAGCATAAACCTAAAGCAATATTGTATGCACTGCTATATTGGTGCTTAGCAGGCATTCTATTTTTTAGAATAGCCCCTGATATAAGAACAAACTTACTCCCATCCATAAGTTTTTGCAAGTCAAGCATAAATTCATCTTCCTGCTCCTTTGTTGGGAAGGTAAACGGCTTTGTTTTCTTCCGAATCTCTTTTTCATGGAAAACAACCATATCATGCCCGAAGTGATTAAATTTCAAACTTTGAACTGCAGGGACAAGTGAGTCTGCATAGTAGCGTTTATGGAAAATACATAAGGCTAATACAAAAACTGGGTAGCCTGAATCTATGTTTTCTGACTTCAAATTAGAATCGCCACTTTCATCAACATATACAATATATTGGCTAAACTCCTTGTTATATATGCGCTCGGCAAAATCGAAAGATAATTGCGCCTGCTTTTCCGATTCGGTTAGCTCCTTTGGCGCAGTTATTGAAGCTGCCTTCTGTTTTGCATTCTCTTTGCTGTCAGCAGCCTTGTTCATATTTTCTCCATAGTCCAAAGCAAAGTTCTAGAGGTGGGACTAAATCCGTATTTTTCTCATCTATCGCCATGTTTTTTAACACCTCTTACCCGGGACTAAAACGCCATTATAACGCAGCCAGTCCTAATTACTATTAATCCAACACGCTCCACCAAAACACGCGGCCTAATCCTCAATCAGCCCCTGCGGCAACACCCCACCCTGCCACAACACCTCGTAATCTCCTGCTTCGCCAGTAGCCTCGTCAAACTGCTGGGCTATCGCAATCGCTCCGGCCTTAGTCTCTGCCATCCTTCTTGCCCGGCTGATTGCCTGGTCTGCTGATGCGTACTGTATCGGCTGCTCGTTGAGCAGTTTGGTGGTGGTCTTGCCTTTTTTGACCTCATAGGAAAAGGCTTGGGCTATGTAGATGGTTTTCATGGCATCACCTCAATTTCTGTTCGAGCATCGGCACAAAAACATATTCCGATTCCGCATCTCGTACCTGCTCGATACTTACTGTGCCGCTTTCCAGTGTCGAGATAGCATCATCAATGGCCGCCGATGCGAATTTGTAACGTTCGTCCGGGGATTCTTGTTCAGCATAGGCTTGTTTCAGTTGTTGCAGTAATTGCAACATCTCGGGTCGGGTCATCATCTTTCCTTTCGTCTAACCGCCGCGCCATACCATGCGGCCTAATACCTGAAACTGCACATCGCTGCCGTTGGGTATCTCTATCGGATCATATTTCGGATTCCGGCTCACAAGCTGCACGGCATCCCCTGTATTGCGCAGCTCCTTGATGTATAGCTTGCCCTGGTAGCAGACCGCATAAACTTCCCCGTCTGCCGCCTCCGTATCGGAAGCATCGATAACAATCGTATCCCAGTGCATTAGCAGCGGTTCCATGCTGTCCCCGCGCACATACATCCCGCGCAGGTACTTCCGCTGCAAGCCTTTCACTTTAAGCCACCCAGGCCGAAACAGCAGCGGGTTGTCATCATTTTCCCTCTCAATCCACGTCGCATTGCCATTCCCGGCTGACAGCTTCACGTCATAAATCGGGATGCGGAAATAGGCATCGTTGTCCGGCGGATCATCAGACACCAGCACCCTTGAGCCGATAGGCGGAATTTCCGGGTTATCGCCATAGCGCAGCCATTCAACGCTGATTTTCAGCGCTTCGGCCAAATTCTCCCCGTCTTCGACATACGGCAGCTTTGTGCCGGTCAAATACTTTTCCAGCCGCTCTTTCGGCACAAACGATTTTTTGGCTACCTCATCCAGTGACAGCCCGCTTGCCTCTATCGATTGTTTCAGACGGGCGGCGAAGTCGGCGAAACGTGGCGGCGGCGTGGCTTGGGCAGCTGCTTCTTCGCCGAATTGTAGCCAGGCAGCAGACACCCCCAACGCATCAGCAATTTTTGCCATGCCATCCGCTCGCGGAATGGAGTAGCCATTAATGTATCTGCGCACCATCTCATAACTAATCCCTGTTTGCTTGGATAGGCTTGAAATAGTTGCAGAAGATTGATTCATAGCCTGATTTAACCTGTCTGCGAAATCAGGGTATTTAACCTCAAAACTTTGGGTTTTAGTCATTTTTACTCCTAGCTACTTTAAGTAGCGTACTTAACCACAAAAAACCACTTGCCGCAACGCTACTAAAAATAGTATTATTGCTACTGTAAGTAGTTAATCACTATTTGGAGTAGCTTATGCAGCATAAATCTTTCGGCGAAGTGGCCGCTGCCTGTGGCGGCGTCCCAGCTATTGCCAAACATTTTCAGATTACTGAATGGGCAGTCCGTAAATGGGCGAGACGTATTCCAGCAGAACGCTGTCATGGGTTGGTAGCGCTTTCTGACGGGAAGTTGCACCTGCGTGATTTGCGTCCAGACCTTTGGAACTAAGCCATGAAGCGTGAGAAATGCACAGAAGAGGTCAAGCTCCATATTCCTCAGGCAATGAAAGACGACCTGAAAACGCTGGCTGCCCTTAACGGCTTCACTTCACTCAGCGCTTATATCCGCTATGTGCTGGATGGCCACGCGTATGGACATGTTAGCTCCATAAAAGACTTACTAACAGAGACAGTTAGGGACTAATAGGGGCGCAAATATTTTTGAGAAAGGAAAGAAGATGAAAGAAAAACTGGAACTTGAAGTGGTGTTGAAAGTGAAAGCGGATATCCAAGATGCTGCCGGATTATCCAAAGGCGACAAAGAGGATCTGAAATTTGTGGCTAGGCATCTTGCTCGGGAAATGGACACTTGTCCCGGTTGCCTCGGCGCAACCGTTAAAGAGCTTGAGAACGAGCTGCGCCGAATTAATGCGCTGCCGACTATAGATTGAACGTCCTAATCCCGACAGATCCTGGCGGATTGCGCCTGCCGTCTTCTTCTAGGATTTTTTCGGCTACATTGAACAGATATTCAACCTGTTTATTTAGCGTTTCATGGGCTTCTCTGCCGGACAGCAAAGTAGCGGCGAGTTGGAGAGATTCCAAATGAGTAAGGCGGGACATGATTTTACCTTTCGTGGTCGGTTGTTGGGGAACAGCCATTTTACCACGGCAGACAAAGCGGACAGACGCTTGGCAGCCCGGACAGACGGGCAAAAGAAAGCCCGCCGAAGCTGGCGGGCAAAGGAATATTAACGGAATATAAGGAGGCTTAATTATGACAAATAAAACAACACAAAGCAATCAGATTTTGGAATACATGCGCCAAGGCAACAGCATCACGCCGCTGGAAGCACTGAACCTGTTCGGCTGTATGCGCTTGGGTGCGCGGATTTATGACTTATCGCAGGCCGGCCACGTTATCCACCGCGAGATGGTGCATGACCAAAGAACGGGCAAGAAATACGCCAGTTACCGACTATTGGAGGCAAGCCATGCGTGAATGGTTTTGGAATTGGGCGTTCTCCCGTGCGTTGGATTTAACTGAATTTTGTGAGCGCCGAATGATGGCGGTAGTGAGGAACAGGAAATGAGCAGTTTGTTGATACACGATTATCCCCTGATGGTATCGCCCAAGCTGGCGGCACGCATCGGGCTGTATGAGGCGCACTTCCTGCAACAGATTCATTGGCTGTGCGAGAAATCCAAAAACATCCGCGACGGCAAAGCGTGGGTGTACAACACCTACGAACAATGGCTGGAGCATTTCCCGTTTATGGAGAAACAGCAGATAGGGCGCATTGTTCGCAAGCTGGAGAAGATGGGCGTACTGGTAACGACCGACGAATACAACCGGCACGGGTTGGATAACACCAAATGGTATCGCGTGAACTACGCTTCGCCGATTTTGGATTTCTCCGCCGAGGCTGCCGAAGATTCATCCGTGAACCACGAAGATTCAAATTTGAACGCCGAAGATTCATCCGTGAACTCTATGGATTCATCCGTGAACGCAGGGAGTTCAAATTTGAACCCACAATTACCAGAGACTTTCCACAAAGACTTACCCATAGACTTTCTACAGGATGGCGACGGGGATTCCCCCGCCGCTGCCGAGCCTGAATTTCAGCTGGCCGGAATCAAAACCGCCAAGCTTGCAAAACCAAAAAAACAAGCCGACCCGGACAACGTGGCAACTTGGCAAGCCTACGCTAGGGCTTACCGCGAACGTTACGGGGTATTGCCTGCCTCGAATGCCAAAACACGCGGGCAGACTGCGCAACTGGTGCGCTTCGTTGGCAGGGAGATTGCCCCGCATCTGGCGGCCTACTTCGTTTCCCACAATAACCGCTGGTTTGTGCAATCCCGCCACGAAATCGGCTGCCTGCTTCGGGCTTACCAGCAGGTGCTGACCGATATGCAGCGCGGCGAACAGATGACCCAAGCCAAAGCGCAGCAGGCCGAACGCACGCAAGGCAACTTGGATGCGGTTATGCAATCCGATGACCTGGAAGCATGGGAGCGCTATCAACGCAAACAGCAGGGAGCAGCAGCATGAACCAACAGGAATTTCTGGCCAAACGCGCCGAACTGAAACGGGCGCTGGCCGTAACCGCCGAACTGCCCGGCACCGCTTTGCGCGCGGCGGCGGCGGGTGTGGTGGCGGGGGGGTGGC